CAAAGTGCCTGAGAATGTTTTATTGGAGCTATCAAAGCTCGATTTAACACCATTACAAGCCACCCACTTTTTAGCACAATGCGATCATGAGAGTGATGGATTTAAACACGTCGTTGAAAACCTGAATTATTCAGCAGAGCGGCTAAAAGAGGTATTCCCTAGTTATTACAAAAACACAGCTATGGCATCTAATCATGCTCACAAGCCAGAATTAATTGGTGCAAGGGTGTACGCGGACAGAATGGGTAACGGTGATGAGCGTAGTGGCAGTGGGTTTTATCGGCGTGGTCGCGGGTATCTAATGATTACAGGCGCGGACAATCAAAAGGGGTTTTTCAGATTTATTGAATTGCCGGAAGATAGTGATCCTGCATTAATCTCTGATAAATATCCATTGGAATCCGCATACTGGTTTTTTACTAAAAACAAGGTGTGGTCAAGGTGTGTTAGCGATACTGAACAGTGCGTTAAAAATGTCACCCGCGCTGTTAATGGTGGTACGGTGGGATTAGATGACCGTATTATTAAATTTAATTATTATTGGAGTTTGATAAATTGAGTAGCCCATACAAAAAATTAGGCGATTTAGACCCGTTCGGCGTTTCACATCGGTTTAACCTGCCCTTTGCATTATCCGAAGCATTCAAAAAATTGATGTGTGGCGGCATTAATGGTCGCTTAAAGTCAGTAGCACAAGATTACAAAGAGGCGGTATTTAGCATTGAAAGAGGCATAAAAGACCTTTCTATTTACTATCTACATAAGACCGTCAGCATAGACTCAATTCATGCGGTAATGACGTTATACGCCGAAGTATTCCCCGATGCTAATCAAAACGCAGTGGAATCTGCAAAAGAGATTCTATTCTTCGCACGGTCGGGAAATATACAGCATTTACAAAATGCGCTAAATTTTGCACAGAAGGCAGTAGAAGATGAATCTAACGAAGGCAATTGAAGTGGCAAAATCACAAATTAAGTGGCAGAAAGACGGCGTACCAGTACCTTACGAACAGTTGAACAGTGAGTTGTTGGCGGTGGCATTAAAAGTATTGGTTGATAATGCTGAATTATTGATTCTTGAGTGTGATGGGATGGCAGTTAAATGAGTCAAATTAGCGCAAAAATAATAGAAGATTCAATAAGTCTTGATGGAGCTAGACTGGTAACTATGCAGCTTAAATTCCATAGATTTATTTTAAGTGAATTTAACACGCATCGGATGTTTTCACGCAATGCCAGTTCAAGTCGCGCAATACCGACCCATAAACTGATTGAACAGGTTAGAAATAACCCAATGATGCCTGTACACTGGGGTGCAAATCAAACAGGAATGCAAGCGAGTGAAGAAATTAAAAATCATGCTGATTTTGGTCAAGGTGAATATCAGTGGCGCGGTGCAGCAATGGAAATGGCTAACAGAGCAGAAACTATGTTGCAGCAAGGTTATCACAAGCAAATAGTAAATAGATTGCTAGAGCCATTTTTGCCGATACACGTTATCGTTACTGCTACCGAATGGGATAACTTTTTTTCATTGCGTATTCACCCTGATGCGCAGCCAGAAATTAACGAACTGGCTACCAAAATGAAGATGGCAATAGATAATTCAACACCTAAATTATTAAAAACAACTTATGATTGGCATTTGCCGTATGTGACAAACGAAGAACGAAAATATAAACTTGACAATAAAACATTAGCCAAAATAAGCGCGGCACGTTGCGCTAGAGTGTCATACCTGACGCATAACGGAGAGAACCCAAGCATGGAGAAAGACTTGGCACTGTATGATAGGCTAGTTGGTTCTAAGCCTATTCATGCCTCACCAGTTGAGCATCAAGCGTACCCACTAAGCAGTAAATACGAACTATGTCGGAATTTCAGAGGATGGAAGCAGTTTAGAAGCTTGATTGACTAAAAAAATAGCCCAGTTCGCAAGTTCTGGGCTATTTATTGTCTACTGGTTTCGCCTTTCATCTAATTCCATTTCAAGGCGTTCATAAAATTCTCCTTGCTCATAATATCGTTCATAAAACGTTTTTACATTTTTATAATCCATGCAGTAATCATTTGCTGTTTGCCGTATGAAGCCTTCTAAATTATCCATAAATCACCTATCCAAAAATATCAACTTGAGTAAAAATAGGTTTAGCCGAATGTCTAAATTCGCTAAATACCCCATCACGATTAAAATACCCGCATTTACCAGTTGGTGAAAACTGATAGAATCCAGATTCTACTGGGTATCTGTCACCGCGTAGAATCATTGGCTGTTTAGTACCATCGTCTTTCATGTCCCACGCCAACATTAGCACATCGGGCTGTTTTAGTAGCCATTGAGTGAACTGTTGTTTAAGTTGTGAAATCATCTATTAATTTCTCCAAGCCAAATAAGCATATCAAACTCTTTTTTTAAGTAAAGCTCAAGAATATAAAACGCTTCATTAGGGCATGAGAAACCGTGTTCAAATCCTACGAATGTACTTTGAAAATCCCATTTACTAGCCTTGCCAGCGTTATAGCGCATACAGCAAATAAACCAGTTTTTATTCACTTTACTACCTAATTTCTCAAGACCCAGTTCATATTGAGACTTAATATGGTTTAGCGGCTTTTCTTGGTTAATCTGGGTTATCCAGTAATTGTGATTTTCGCCTCTTACAAAATACTCTGTTGATTCAACTCTTAATGAAGCCATGATTATTTTCCTTATTTCGAATAACAAACATTTAATTCAGCGCGATCTATTTTATCAACATAGCCCTCAATCATTGCCAGCGCGATAACGCACGATACAGCAAAGATAATTTGTAAAAATATTTTCACGATTATTCCCCTTGGCTGATTGTGTGAACAGGGAAACGTGCGTTTAATTTCTCTCTGTCTCGTTGATCGGCAATATCAGCAAGTAAGATTAAAGCAGCAACGCATGAGATTGAAAATAGGATTTGTAGGAATGGCTTCATGATTGTTCAGATTTTTGATATGAAATTACAGAAATGGTGTGACTGAAATCACGCTTATGAATCAATCCAAGCTCATGCTCATAACGACGACGATACGCGGAATCTTTGTCGTTCGTATTAAAAAGCTCGGTCTTTGCGCCTGATTTGTCGTTTACTTTGTAAACAACGTAAACATAAAAAATAGCCATGATTATTTTCCTTGTAATTGTTTTAATTTAGCACGCTGTTCACGGCGATATTGATTGATGTGGCATCGTCTGCATAACTTAACGACCCCTTTCACACCTGAGTTTGGATTTACTAGCCCTATGAACTCGATACTACACGCTGGACATTTTTTTGTTTCGATTGCCCGATGTTCGCCTAGCAATCGACCTGCGTTATTTTCCATACACACCTTACAGATTAATGTAAATTAAGACGGTTGACGTTAAAGCAGTTAGATTCATTAAAGCAATTACTAAGTAACCCATGACACTCTCCAAAATCCACCTTAGCTGATGGTAGCAAGTCCAGAACCTTCTGAACTTGTGATAAGTATAACGGTTGTTCATCATAACGCAATAGTGAACATAAAATAAATATGAAATATTATTTCAGGTGTTGATATATAAGGGGTTGTGAAGGAATTATTTTTTTATTCGTCGGCAATTAGTGCTGTGATATATTTCAATATAACAATGTTAAATTAATGGTATAATGTAAAAAATTAATTCTCGCTGTGATAGCGACAAGGTGATAATTATGCTAGACCAAGATCCCACGAACTGGGAATCAAAAACATGGGTATTGATTATTTTAATATCGAGCCTTGGCGGTTTTGTGAACTGGATAGGACGATATAAGAAAGGCGTTCAAATGTCAGTTATGGAGTTGATAGGCGAACTAGCAACATCGGCAAGCGTAGGGGTGACTACTTTTATGGTGCTTACGGCTTACGGCTATCCGATGCTTACTTGCGTTGCAGCTTCCAGCGTTAGCGGTCATTTAGCGACAAGAATCATATTTACTATGCAACTGTTGCTTGACACTTGGCGTAGTCAAAAAATTCAAGAGATGCAAGAGAAAAATGAAGATTGAAAAAGACCAACTATGGATTCGCAGGATAGACCATTGCACTATTGTAATTGATTATGCGCTGCCTGATTATGTTCGTACCTATGAATACAACAACAAAGATGAAAAAGGATTTTACCGAATGAAAGTCTTTTTAGACACGCATTATTTAATGCCAGTTGATGATGTAGTAGCGGAAATAGGCGGGATATTTTGATGGACACAAAGCAATTAATTCAATGTGGTAGCTGTGACAAGTGCTTTACTATTTATGAGCCTGTAGGCGAGTGTTATTGTCCTTATTGCGGTGTAGTTGATACGATTGAGGATGATGATGTTTTCACAGATTAATTTTACCTCGTACCTTATATTTTATTGGGGTTTATTTTGATAGGCTATATCATTGTATTACTGATTGTTGTCGGTGTATCAGGATTAATGATTGGCTGCTTATGGCTGGTATCTCCGTGGGCTGGTGTATTAGTTGATTTTCTTGAGAGCTTAGATGATGCCACCGATTAATTTAAACAGTTTGGAGATGTAACGTGATTGATATTGAAGATAGTCCAGCGATAGACAAAGGACGGCTTGAGATATGGAAAGACAATATACAGCCGATCAACTTGCCTAATTATTTTATGCGCCAAGAAAGTAAGCCGCATAGCAAAGATACCTAAAATCGTACCAGTGTTGTACGATCGGAAAATAAGAAGCCAATAGACTTTATGAGAAACAGATAATGAATTTAAGCAATACAGTTTTAACTTTAGCAACAGAAGATGAATTACAAGACTTAGCATTATTGGAAGTTGTCGGCGAAATTACAGATGACTTATTGTCATTTACAGATAGTGATGCAATGTACAATATTCTTTCAGCAATTGAGAACGAAGAAGAATCCATTGAAATGCTATGTGAAGCTCGTGCAGACAGGATTGTTGAATTATGTTTGACTGGAAAATAGCTTTTATTGTCATAGCCATTATGGTACTGGTATTCAGCCTATGGGTTGACTCAGAGATGTGCGCGTATCGTTTTAGCGATAACGGGATTGAGTCTAAATACACGGTCATTGATGGCTGTATGGTTCATGACGGTAAAGACTGGGTAACTGAGAGGGATTTTTTGTAATGGCTAGAGCGACTCAATTGCAATGGGATAAAGCTAGGTCACTTTTTGAGCTTGGTAAATCACTAAGGGAAATAAGTGATGAAACTGGTATAGACCATTCAAGTATAGGCAAAAGAGCTAAAAGAGATTCATGGGAACATGGAATACTTCCACAGATAATTGACGATAAGGCGCGGATTTTAATAGAGAATAAAAAAGTGGAATCTAAAATTTCCACACTTATTCCACAGAGCGTGGGAATTGTGGAAGTTGCGGTAATGGAAAAGTTAGTTCTAACTGATTTCTTTGCTAGTGCAGGTAAAGAGGTTGCAGAAATAGCACTCGAAGCATTAAGAAACGAGCCAACAACACGCAACGCAAAAGAGGCAATGGACGCACTAAAAACCGGATTAGTGGTCACAGGTCAAGCACCATATCATGCCAGCGGTGTTACTGTTAATTCTACTGCACAGGCAGGTGTGCAAATAAACCCCATGGAGTCATTGATAGCCAAAACAGTTGGCAACGTATTAAGACCTAATGACCAGTAATGAATTTGAACGTCTGTTTATTGACCCGATATGGCGCATAAGCAACATTTACAAGATAATAAACAAGCAGTCACAGGTGATAAAGTTCACGCCTAATGTTGCTCAATTACAGTTTTTACATGATGTCTGGTTTCGTAACGTAATACCCAAGGCACGGCAGCGAGGTCTATCAACGGTTATTCAGATATTTATGCTTGATACCGCACTGTTTCAAAATAACATGAAAGGCAAGGTTATTGCGCAGGACAAGGACGCGGCAACCGAGATATTCAGGGATAAATTTAAGTTTGCTTATGACAATTTAGAGCCTGAAATACGCGACTTTTTCCCGCTGATTGAAGATAGCAAAACATCACTGATGTTTAGCAACGGATCAAGCGTTAGCGTGACTACATCGGCGCGTTCTGGCACGGTACAAATGCTTCATGTTTCAGAAATGGGAAAGATTGCAGCGAAGTACCCACAAAAGGCACGGGAAATAATTACAGGTTCAATCCCCGCAGTTCCGCCAGATGGTTATGTGTTCATAGAGTCAACTAGCGAGGGTTCAGAAGGTGAATTTTATAATGTGGTACAGACAGCCAAGACATTGAAAGAATCTGGTAAGAAACTCACTAAATTAGATTACAAGCTACATTTTTACAGTTGGTGGGATGCTGATGAGTACCAGATTTTTGAGCATGAAGATGTTGTTATCACTAAAGAAGATACTGAATATTTCGAACGACTTGAGAGCGAGTTAAAACGTGAAATATCACCTGAACGCCGCGCATGGTATGTTAAAACTAAATCATCACTTGGTCTGGATTTAATGTATCAGGAATTTCCGTCTACAGTGGATGAAGCCTTTATGGTATCGTTTGAGGGTACTTATTATAAAAATCAATTCCAACTTGCAAGGCAAGAGAGGCGAATTGGTAAAGTTCCTTATGACCCGTCATTGCCGGTTTATACATTTTGGGATATTGGGCAGAATGACCAGACTGCAATCTGGTGTATTCAAAAGGACGGCAAGGCATTCAATGTCATTAACTATCACGAAGAAGTCGAGAGTAGCTTTAGTTATTTTGTAAACTGGCTTAAGGGACTCGGCTATTTGTACGAAAAGCACTTTTTACCTCACGACGCTAGTCATAAGCGGCAATTAGGCTCGGTTAATATGACTGCCGAAGAAATGATAAAAGAGCTTGCTCCTGAATGGCGAACTGAGATAGTGCCAAGGATCGCCAGTGTTATCACAGGAATAAATCAAACCCGCGACATATTCAGGATGTGTTATTTTGATGAAACTAATTGTTCAGTTGGGTTAAAGCGATTAGAGAATTATAAGAAAGAGTGGAATAAGTCACGGGGATGTTATTCCGATAGTCCACTGCACGATGCAAATAGCAACGGCAGCGATAGCTTTCGTATGTTTGCACAGGCTTACGCAAACGATAGTATTGCAGAAAAACGACAACACAACTACAAACCTAGACCTAGAGTTTAACAATGATTTATCAATGTCGTGACGACATGGACTCAATATGAAAAACACAGACGATACAAGCGAAGGCTTGACGCTTAGAGATTTTACTGGATTCATTACTGAAATTCAGAATCAACCAAAATGGCGAGCCGAAGCAACCAAAGAACTGTCTTATCGAGACGGCAATCAACTGACAACTGACAGAATGGTTGCGCTAGAGAAACGCGGCATTCCAGTTGTATGTGATAATCTTTTGCTCAATGGCATTCAAGCTGTTTTAGGTGCAGAAGTAAAGAATCGCACAGATTGGCGTGTAATACCAGATACGACAGGAAAAGATGACCAAGACATTGCGGACGCTTTCGCCGTTAAGTTATCACAGTCAGAGCGCAGAAGTCGTGCAGATAGGTGTATCTCTGATGCCTACGAGTCACAGATTAGTATCGGTGTTGGCTGGGTTGAGGTATCAAAAACTAATAACTTGTTTGAATATCCATACCAATGCCGTGCGGTTAATTTCTTTGATATGTACTACGATTGGTTTGCAGTTGACCCAATGCTCAAAGATGCGCGTTGGTTAATCCGTAAAAAATGGGTATCAAAACAGGAAGCAATATCGAAGTACCCTGACCACGAGCATATTATTAATAATGCGTTCATCGGCTGGTTAGATTCTGGTTTGCAGTTAGACGACAACATAAACAGTAATCTAGGAAGAAGTTTAGATATTCAGAAAAGCTGGCAAATCGGGCGTGATGAATGGTTGAATATCGACAACAAAGAAATCAGGCTTTACGAAGTCTGGTATCGTAAATTTGAAACGGTTAATTGCATAAAACTCAAAAACGGAAAAATTGTTGAGTACAACAAGAAAAACCCTGAGCATATAAACGCCATCATAAACGGTGCGCAAATTCAAGAATCACCTGCATCACGAGTATTTGTGAGTGTTTGGGCTGGATGTCACAAACTAAGCGATGATGAAAGTCCATATACGCATGGTCACTTTCCTTATGTGCCTTTTTGGGGCTACAAGGAGCAGAAAACAGGTATTCCCTACGGTAAAATCCGTAATGCTAAATCACTTCAAGACCTTGTTAATATCTATCACTCTAAAATAGTATGGTCACTATCAGCGGTTAGAACAATCAGAACAGTTGGCGCGGTTGTTGGTGATGATGAAGACTTTAGAAATGAAGCAAGTGGTTTAGATGCTGATATTTTACTTGATGCAGAAGAAATGAAGCAGCAAGGCGCACGATTTGAGATTGTACCTAACACTTCACTAACACAATGGCACATGCAAGCCTTAAGCGAAGCTAAAGCGGCTATTCACAACATTTTAGGCGTATCTCAAGAGTACCAAGGCGCACAATCAGGCGCGTCGAGCAATGCACAAGAAGTTACAAGAATACAGCAATCAAGCCAAGCCTTAGCAAACTTAGACGACAACAAAAACGAAAGCCGCACACACTTAGGCGAGTTATTACTGTCTATGCTGGTGCAAGATTCTGATAATGACGAAGAGGTTTTTATTGCTGGTGATGTTATCAGGGATGATCGCAGAGTAGTATTAAATCAACGAGCGTTCGATGAAGACGGCGATGCAGGTGTTGAATATCTGATTAATGACGTTAATAACGCATTACTGAAAGTTGTTTTAAGTGAAGTTCCTACGAATCAATCCTATAAATTACAGCAATACACATCATTAGCAGAAGTTTTCAAATCTGCACCATCGAACTACCAAACCGTGTTAATGCCGTACATGATGAACTTTTCAGATTTGGGTGAGAATAAGCAGGATATTATTAAAGCTATCAAAGAAGCGGATAATCAACCTAATCCAGAAATGCAAAAGTTTGAAAAGGAATTGGAGCTTAAGAATAAAGAACTTGAGCTTAAAAGTCGTGAGCTTGCCATTAAAGAACGTGTAGCCGATCAGACCATTGAAAACATGATAGCTGATAAGGTGAAGGTGTTGGTAGATGCTCAGTTTGCAGCGTATGGTGTTGGTCAACAGGTTATGATGAGTCCAATCGTTGCCCCTGTAGCTGATTCAGTGCTGGAGAATGCGGGTTATCAAGCACCAACACCAAAAGGTAACTATCCTGATTTGAATATCCCTGTACAGCCAGAACAACCTATTCAGGCTATGCCGATTGCCGCTAACACCTCGCCACAGTTTCCACCGCGACCACAAGAGCCAAATGTTATTGCGCCACAACCTGAACAACCACAGGACGTGATGATGCCATCGGCTGAGCAAGGAATTGAAACAAGTAACCCACTGGATTAGTGGTATAATGTAAATACCATCGGGGCGGTCTAATTAGCCGTAGCAACTTGCCAGCGTTCCCCGATGGTATCAATTTTAATGGCAAGCTATTTAAGGCAAGTAAAATGAAAACTGATTTAGTAACAAAAGATTTAACTACAACTTCTTTAGCATTGGCTGAATTGTTTGGCAAGCAGCATAGTCATGTCTTACGAACAATAAGAAATACTATTAAGGATATGGATGACGATACTTTAGCTGCGCGCAAAATTGGACGCAGCTCATATCATGGTAAAGATAATGCAGTAATGCCTATGTTTATCCTTGGCGAAGAAATGACGCTGGTAATAACTGGTAGATTTACTGGCAAGGACGCTCTTTTAGTGCAAATGAAATTAGCCGATGCTTTCATTTCTATGCGAAATTACATTCAAGCCAATCAAGCTAAGCTATCTGCTGATGACGAAAAAATGTTACGCCTAACACGGATCAGTCCAAACACGTTAAAAGCAATCACGGGAAACCGTAGCAACAACGAAGTCAGAAAAGGTTATATAGGATTAACGCAGGGAGGTTATCTTGTTGACGCTGGCAAATGGGTATGGAAACATAATTACCAGCCCACAGAAAAAGGGTTAGAGTGTGTTAAGGCAGTCAAGTATGGAATACTACACTTTAAACCTGAGTATCACGAGGCATTAATGGAAACCGTAGCAAACTACACCGCAATGTTGACCAGCGATAATCGCGATTTGTTTTTGGAGGTTTAAATGACTGATAATAAGTTAACCGCTCTTTAACTAAAAACAAAGGTGCAATGTTGCACCTTTAATGCAAACCCGTGTCGTGAGGCACTATACACCCAAAGCAGGTAAACAAAATGGCAGACAAAGCCAAGATGATTAAGCTACCAAAAGCAAACTCAGAAGATGACTGGAAAGTCAGATCTGATTTTCAAACCCTTGTCGAAGCTAAAAAAATACAATGTGACCAAGCGCGGCACAAGAAAGTTTTAGCTTATGCAATGCAAGCCAAGAAAAACGCCGATGACGTTGTAAAAGACATCATTGAAGAACAAGTCGAATATAAATCAGGAGAATAGCCATGAGTTATTTAGTAAAAGCGTTAGCAGTCGCTACACTGCCAAAAAGACAAGGTCAAATCGCTAAAGTAGACAATTGGTCGTTAAATGAAATTGACTGGGTTGATGATGAAGTGATTCAGTTATATCAGGACAAAACCGATGTGTTTACCATCCTTGGTGAACGCAATCAAACACTAACAACAGGTGTTGCGGCTGTCACTGGCTTAAGTGCAACAACTATTGGCGATGTGACTCAACAAGTGACGTTTACATTAACCAATGTTCCACAGGCGATCACTAATACAGCGCAATATGCTGGCACTAAGCTATTCGACTTCCCCGCAGGTCGTATCAATGTATTGGGTGTTGTTGCGACACTGGCGCAAAAAACCACTAGCGCGTTAGCTAGTACACTAAATGCAAGCTCAGCAGGTGTTTTGTCATTAGGTACAACCACGGCAGCAAGCACTACATTAGACGGCACACAAGCTGATCTAATGCCAAGCACAGGATTTACTTCAAGCGCGACAATTAATGTTGCTGGCACGGCGGTTAGTAGCGCGTTAGCATCATCTGCGCAATTCGACGGCACAACCACGGCTAAGAGTCTGTTTTTAAACAGTGCTTATGTTGCCGATGGCTTAATGGACGCTGATGCAACGCAGTCATTCACAGGTACAATTACTGTGACTTTTGTTAATTTAGGTGACTATTAAAAAGTAGTTTACATATATTTAATTTTGTGTGTTAAAATTAGCACACAAATTAAACATCGTTTAATAATTAAATAATTTTAGTTTGTAAATCCATAAACCGCTGGCTGACGTAACAGCTTACCTCTACGGGTATTTTATTGGAGTATTGTATGACAGATATGGATGCGGCGTATTACGCCGAAAATCCAGACCAGTTTGAATCGTTATCAGAAGCCGAACAAGACGCTATTATCAGTGGTGGAATGCTAGGCGGAAGTGATGATACTGGTGAAGAAGTATCGGAAGATGATTTAGACCTCGTTTTAGAGGGTGATGTTGATATATCGGCAAAAGACGGTAAGCACAAAATCCCTTATGATGAGTTGAAATCAGCAAGACAATCGGCTTATGAGGAAAAATCAAGAGCAGACCAACTGCAAGCATTGGCAGACCAGCAAGCGCAACTGATAGCGGACTTGCAAGAAGCTAAAAATCAGGATGCTTTAACAGGTGGTACTGACGCTCAAGATGCTGTGATAGATGATTTTAGAGAGGAGTTCAGCGATATGCTGGGCGAGAACTTTGAAAAATATCTAAGTCAGGTTATCGATGAAAAGGTTAAGCCTTTCAAAGAGAAAGCCGAGTTAGCCGAAAGTAAATTAAAAGGTATTGAAGATCAGCGTCAGCAAGAGCTAAATGCAAAAGCTGAGTCTGAATGGAAAAAAAGAGTTGAGGCTTTCGAGTCTGCACACCGCAACTGGAAAGAAATTAATGAATCACCACAGTTTGCAAGCTGGGTTAGTACATTACCGCCTGAACAGCAACAGGGTTTAAATAATTCATCACCAGAAAACCTAAAGTTTATCTTCGATGCTTATGTGAAAGAAAAAGGTATAACGGTAAAACAGGAACAGGCAATAGTTGAGCCACCTGTTAAGTCGGTTAAAGTGCCAACATTGCTTAATGATGTATCGGGAAAGTCAGGCGAAATAAGCCCAGCCGAACGCTATATGTCAATGAGTAAAGACCAGCAAGCGGCTTTCTTAGCTAAAATGGATGATCCAGCCGCTATTGAAAAACTGGTTGCTGATATTAAAATGTTGTAAAGTTAAAGCCCCGCTGTGAAGCGCGGTATTCGGTAGGGATAAATCCTGAGCTGAAAAAAGAACTGTCGTGATGACAAATAAATCCCAAGTAGCAGTGTATTACTGCTACACGGTTTCAATCCGTAGAAGGTAAATAAAATGGCTACAAACTTTCCAGCAGGATCGGCTAACGATGCCATCCTGCAACTCCAAAACAAGGCTCTTTTTAGCATACACTTGAAAAGACCATCAACAATGGCGTTAATGCAAGGCAAAATGCCCACGCAAGCAGACGCAGAAGCAGCTATCAAAGGCAAGTTAGCCGCTGAAATGCCAATTGTTGTAAACGAAGATTTAACCCGTGTTCGCGGTTCTCGCATTCAAACTAAGTTCGCCCAACCAATCACTGCAAAGCCTATTATGGGTTCAGAAATCGCAGAAGGTAAAGGCGCGGCTCAAGAAATCGAGACAGGCGAATTTAAAATCGACCAAGCACGTTTTGTTATGTCTGCTGGCGATAAAATGTCGCAACAACGCACTGAAATCGACTTGTACACCTTGGCAAAATCAAACGGCTTGCAGTTAGCTAATAAATACGCTGACGAATCTATGCTGGTTCATTTAGCTGGTGCGCGTGGCTCACAATCAAGCGGCGCATGGACTATCCCGTTAGAATCTGATGCAGATTTTAGCAAGATTGTTATTAATGCGTTAAAAGCTCCAACTCGTAACCGTCACTTTACCGCGACTAGTTCAGGTATTGAAAAGTTTTATGATGGCACGGTCAACGAACCAACATCAACTGGCGTTTTAAGTATCGAAGCGTTAGATGCGTTATCGGCTACATTAAGCGAAATGGATTATCAACCTTTACCGATTCGTTTTCAAGACGATGACCAAGCGTATGATTCAAATCTGAATATCTTGATGGTATCGCCCACCGCATACAACTCTTTTAAGCAAGCGAATAGCCGTGTATTCCAACAATGGCAATCTTTGGCTTATGAGCGTTCTGCAAAAAACCCGATCTTTAGACGCGGCTCATTGCTGTACGGTGATATTTTAATCGTACCAATGCAAAACAAACTGGTTCGCTTTAACATCGGTTCAACATTAAAGTATTGCGCGGATTATTCGACTGAAACAGAAACATCACATACTGTTGCCGTCCCTACTGGCTATGCAGTTGACCGTTGTTTATTAATTGGTGCGCAAGCGTTATCTGTTGCTTATGGTGGTAACACTACTGGCACAGGCTCCTTCTTTTGGAAAGAAAAAGAGTTCGACCATGACGATAAACGCGAAGTGTTAATCGGTATGATTTCAGGTTGCCAAAAGAACAGATTTCCGATTGATTTCGGCGGTTCGCAAGGTACTCAATGGACAGATATGGGCGTTGCCGCTCTTGATGTCGCTGTTAAAATTGCTTAAGGAGGCATGAAATGGCAACTGTAACTAAATATAACGCAAAACACTTGCGTACCCATTCTGGCGTGCCTTATGGTAATGCTTGGGTTGATGTCTTTAACTTAACAACCAATGCAAGCGGCGTGATGGTTGATAGCGATCAAACAACTGCTATCATCCAAACAAACGTAGTCCGATTGGGCGTAATTCCAGCAGGTACAAAAGTTCTGGACGCGGTAGCTATTGTGTCTGATGCGTTCACCGCATCGGCTACAGCGGACATCGGCTTCCAATACGTTGACGGCACTGATGTAACTGCTTTTCCTCAAGATGATAATTGCTGGTTTGACAACTTGGCTTTAGATTCTGCGGCATTAACACGCAAAACATTGGCTATTGCTCCACAAACCTTGTCAAAAGATGCTTACGTTATCCTGACTTTAGCGGGGGCAGACCTTGCAGCAGTCGGTATTATCGATATTGTCTTGACTGGTCAAGTAGTCGGCGCATTGTAATTTAAGTGGGTGGGGTTCACGCCCTACCCGTCTTTAACGAGAATAATATGATTGCAATAAAATACATTGGTAGACATCCTGAGCATAAAGAAAGTCTTTATGGCACAGGCGTTTCTTTTAAAAAAGATGAGGTGAAGTTGTTTAGCGAAGAAATTGCTAACAAACTGTTGAAACATACAGACACCTATGCTTTGGAAGAAATAAAGCAGGACGCTAAACTTAAAAAGCTGGAAGTAGTTGAAGAACTAAAGCCAGATGATGAAGAATATGATCGCGTACAAGAAGCCTTGAACGCCAAAAAAACCATTTCAAGAATGACAGACGCACAGCTTAAGGCTTATGCAGCAACGAAGTTTAACCATAACTTTGATGAAAAATCGACTATTCCAGAAATGAAACGGTATTTAATTGATAAAATAAACATCGGTGTTATGTAATGGAAATATCGGAGCTTGAGTATTTATATAGACACCAAGCTGATGATAAAGTGCTTGATTATCGGCTTGATAGCACTGGATTTTTATTTTTTCTAAACGAAGCGCAACGAAAAGCAGTAAGAAATGGAAATTTGCTGTTTGATAAAACAAGCGCATTCACTCGAATAGCGGTTACTGCAAACAAAAGTAAATACACAATTAATCCATCTATTTACGCTATTACTGACGCTGTTTTGACTTATAGTGATGGAACGGTGACTAATTTAGAAATCACCGACCGAACCGAATTAAACAGAACATTTAATCAATGGCGACAAGAAGTTAATACACCTTTCTTTTTAATTCACACCAAAAAATCAATTGAAATCGTTCCTACTCCTGATACGGCTTACACATTACAACTTGAGGTTTATCGCTTTCCACTAAAGATAGAATCAATCAGTGATGACTTGGAAATCGAGGAAGAACATCACGAACATTTAGTTGATTGGATTCTGTATCGAGCATTTAGTACGAAAGACGCTGATTCAGTTGATGTTCAAAAAGCGACAACTGCAAAAGATAATTTTTTAAAATACTTTGGTCAAGAGCCACGAGCGGTTACGCGCAAAGACCAATATGCCAATAGACCACACCATAACAAGGCGGTGATTTAAATGATGACTGTATTAACCGAAGCACCAGTAACGAAGCCAAACG